TGAATCCCTTCCCATCGTTGCCCTCTTCACGTCTAATACATCGTCTTTCCTTCATCAGAATCTGACGAAGCGGCATATTCTCAAATCCCTTACCTGAAAACTTCTTGTCAAGCAATCGTGGATTAATGGAAATCTCGCCCTTCCAAAAGTCCTCTGCCAAAGCCCAAGCGCACTGCGATTTGAGGTTTGCATACACGTTCTTTACACTCACATCGACGGCAGCTTGGTTATTGAACGCACGCGCTTTAGGGAAGAATCCCTTAAACGTCTGTCCGACTCCTTGCAGGTCATACGTAAAATTAGGCTCCAACACCTCCCAATCTTCGAGTTTGGAATGCACTGCCGATATTGTGGTTTTCGGGTCTAGCTTGCAGACGTATATATCCTCGATATGATTGCCTATCCATAGCCACATAACCAAGCTATCACCGCCTGTAAATGCAACGTCACACGACACTCTGCGCATCTTATCGCCCAACATCTGAGGCTGTCTAAAGAATCGCTCCATGTCGTCCATTTTTATCATATCGTCACCCGCGGCCTTGAAGTTCCAGTTACCCTCCAGGTCACGCGCACGCTGTTCCTCGCTCTGTTGCGCAAGGTTGGCCACGTAGTTCGGGTCCGAAGTGATGAGCTTGACGTTTTCCTCGATGTTGCCTTTGATGAATGTAACTGACTTGATGAACATATCAAGTTTATTGAAGCCGAGTTCTTCGTATGCGGGCTTCCATAGTCCGTCGATAATATCCTTGCATTGGTCGTAGACTTCCTGCCTCGTGCTGCCCCAATAGACGCTCGTAACCTCATCTCCATCCATGAAGCAATAGCGAATGACACCGCTTCGTTCCTTGATAGGCAGTCCGTCCTCACCAATCCACCAATCAATAAAAGTTCTGACCCACGAATCGGGGTCGGGGTTGCAGGTCCCGTAGAAGCGGTTCCTTATGCCATATGCGTTACGGTTACAAGTGACGAGGTACTTAAACTTGTTGTATGGTGCGTGCGTTATCTCATCAATACCGATAAAAGCCCATTGTTTACCTTGGAAACGTTTAACGAAGTCCTCGAAAGAATCGGCATAGTAGCTGAACTTTAGGTTGCCTCCACGATAGAAGTTCCACGTCATGTCGGCGGCTGACTTGTTGTAAGTCCCAAACTGTCCGTATAGCAGATATGCGTCCTTGATGAGCGAGGCTAAGTCCTCCTTCTCGTTACGTAGGATAAGGGCGCGATAATTGGGGTTGTAGATGTCTTTAAGGCTCTCCATGAGCAAAGAGAATGACTTAGAACTGCCTCGACTTCCGCCAAATATGGTAATATCCGCGCTTGTCGAGAGAAAAATCTCCTGACATCCGCGCTGGGCAATAAAGTACTCCGGAGTGACTTTCCTCTTATCCTCTTCGCGTAACTTCTCGATGTAATCATAAGAGAGTACATCCTCACCCTTTATAGTATGTAAAATTACATTGTTGCTCATCTAAAAACAAAGCCCGCGCGGGACCACCTTAGAAAGATGACCTGGCACGGGCTAAAATGCCTCCCATTGAAATCATCACAAATATAGCAATTGTTTGTGAACCAATATAATAAAATTAGGATAATCGCAAAAATTTTATGAAAATTATTTGGAGATGTGTGTTGTTAAACATATATTTGCCACAAATATATATAAAGAGAATGAATTTTAAACAAACAGAGGATTTGAGCACACCCGACTACATCCGGACTTTCGGTAAAGAGCCGAATACTGTCAGATGCAAGAAGTGCGGCACCAAACTGTTTGAGTATTGTGATAACCTCTCCGGGGATGTTCGCATAAAGTGTAAGAGATGTCGCAATACGTATAAGTTTCATTTCTCAGGCAGCGCAGAACAGAAGTAAATCTCAACACTGCTACACATTTTCTTTAGAGACCAACAATCAAGAGTCCGATATTGGAACGAAATCCGCTCCTTTATCGGACTTTTTGTTTAAAATAAACATCTTAAATGGAGAAAGAAACACTTATTTCCGAATTGACGACAAGGATAGGAGAAACCCCTTTGTCAGAGCGTTCATTGCAGGAGTATGCAGAAGCTATACTTCCAACAGTTCCAACTGAGGGAGAAATCCCACAGAGTTTTTGGGATACTCATGTTAAGATTCTGTCATCTATCGGTGGCCAGCTTCGACACGATAACAAGAGTGCAATCGAGAACTTCAGAACCACTTGGGAGAAAGAGCATCAGACAAAACCTGCGGCATCGACCACACCCCCGGCATCGACCACACCCCCAACACCACCGACCGGCTTTGAGGAAATCATGCGGAAGTTGCTGGAGGAACAGGGCAGAGCACAGAACGAAAAACTTGCCGAATTACAGAAGTCCTATGAGACCAGCTCAACAGTAATTCAGCAATTGCAGGAAAAACTTGCGAACAAGGAACGTCAGGAACGCGAAGCGGCACAGAAATCTGCCGTTGTTACTGCGGTCAAAAAGTTGGGCGACGTGAACGAAGCTGTCTTGGACCTTACTTTGAGTCAATTGCAAATTACCGAGAGCACAACAATCGAGCAATTGGTTGAGTCTGCAAAGGCAATTTACGGAAAGGAGTACAAACGTTTCTTTGGTGATGCAGCTGTGCCATTCAAGGGTGCGGGTGAAGAAGAAAGAGACAAAACAAATGTCGATTCTTACATCGCAAAAATGAAAGAGCGTCAAGCATCCGATAAAGCGAGACTCGAAGAACAGCGAAAGACACTTCTTTAAAGGATTGTTTAATTAAAACTTACAAGTATGTCATTAGCTACAATTAATCAGAACATCGTCCAAGAGGATAAGATTGGCGGTTCTATTAAGGTATTCGAGGGTCGCGCTTGGATTTTGACCGGTGGTTTTGAGTTTGAACTCGCAGACCTCCCTGATAATGGTAACGTACTGCCACAGGGTACACCGGTTAATTGCGACGAAGAGACCCGTAAGATGAAGCCTAGTTACACCTTTGCTATCTTTGAGAAGTCAGAGGCATCTGCCACTACTTACAAGATTAAGAAGGGATTGAACGGTTCATTGGTAAAGAAGGGCGCAGCTCTCATGGTTGCTCCCGAAACAGTTGCTACTAAGGGCACAGCGGTCACTGTATCTGACGTTGACTACACCAACGAAGCCTACGATGTGATTACCGTATCAGCCACTCTCGGAGAGTTGGCTGAGGGCGCAATTCTCGTAGAGGCAAGCACAGCAGGTGCAGACGCAACAGTCAAGGTAATTCCTAACGCATTGCTCGACCGCGATGTCAGAAAGCATCCGAACGCTAAGCAGGTAAATGCAGACGGTGTATTTAACTGCGAGGCCCCAGTCCTGGAAAGACGCATCCCGCCTATTCCTGACGCATTTAAGAAAGCACTCGTTGAGGGTGGTTGCTACGTAAGATTCTCAAAACGTAAGTAAAATAAGGAGGGTAAGATATGTTAAAAGACAGAACAATATTTAATGACCTTGACCTCCGTAAGTATATCGACGCGGAGCAGCTTGGTATCATTTCAGAGACAGCCAATGCAAAGTACAATAACCAAGGTTGGCAGCTTTATGCAAAATGGGGTATTCCTTCAAACTCTACACAGTGGTCACAAGCCATCAAGAACGAGGAAATTCTTGTAACAGCTTCCTTGCTTTCAGTAGGTGGTAACAAGCCACAGCGTTCAGCAAGTGGATGGAGCATCTACTCTGGCTCAATTCCAAAGATTGGTCACGGTATGTCAATGGACGAGAGCGATTTGCTTAGCATCCGAGAGTTGCAGAAAACAACCAACGTACCTTACGTTGAATTGATGCTTGATGCATTGAACACCAACGTTACCAACTTGCTTGGCGGTATCCACAATAAGTTGAACCGCCTCACTTATGAGGCTTTGTCTACCGGTGAGGTCAACGCAGAGGATTCTGACGGTGTTTCATTCCACATGGATTACCGCATCAAGAACAAGATGGGAGTATCAGAGAAATGGTTTGACGAGGATGGCAATCCTAATGAGAAAGCCACTCCGGTTCAGGATTTGCTCGACTTCCAGAAGTGGGCAAGAAAAGAGAAGAACGCAATCTTTGACCACTGGGAGGTATCTCAGGACGCTTGGGACGCATTCCTTTCTCATCCCGATGTAATTTCTAAGACAGCAGTCAGAGTAAACGCATTTACTCCCGGCAGCTACGTCATGACTGAATTGGAGAAAACAAATGCACTTCACTCTATGGGTGTACTTCCTATCCGCGTAGTAGACGAGAAATCGGCTCACGAGGAAGATGGTATCCCTGTAATTGATGAACCTGCATTCAACAAGAACAACTGGGTTCTCTGTCAGCTTGGTGATATCTTCGAGATGAAGTGTGCACACTCTCTCTACAAGGACCGCATCTCTTACGGTTCTATCGGTGGCGATACAATGTACTCTTTCGTAAGTGGTATCATCGCTGTGCTTAATACATGGCAGGAGAGACCTATCACAAACATTATTGACACTGAGCTTTGGGCACTCCCAGTATTGAAGAACCCGAACAACGTGGCAATTTTGAAAACTGATACAACAGCGTAACTGAGATAACGTATGGAAACCGTTTTAGAAGAAAATACAACACCCACGACTACGGTAGCTGACTACTGCCGTAGTGTAGTGGCTGTGGAGGTTAAGGATGAAGCAATCCGCACAATCTCCAAGAGAAGAGGCACCACGTCAGATGCTGATGCAGATGAGTTGGACGACAGAACGCTCGACCTGCTCAAAGCGGACATCTTTATGTGGTGTCAGACTCTCCCGAACTCATCATCGCAGGTAAAGGATTCCGACTCGAACTGGTCACACTCCGAGGGCGGTGTACGTTTCACCTCCGAGGATAAGAAAACGCTAAGACGGTTAGCAAACGATATTTACACTACCTACGGTGAAGAATCGCAAGGTGTCAGCAAGTTCCGCATCGTAAGCGGTGGTATTGGTAACATAAAACGTCCGTTATAATGGTAGAGAATCCCAGGTATCCGCATGCACTTATCATTGAACGCAAGGGAGAGGATGCAACCAATCCGTTTGTGGATGTAACTGAAAACACAGTCATTTATGATGACTGTTGCAGAAGCTACACGCAGACCAGAACATCCGTCAGCGGAGATGTGATAACAAACCAGCGAATAATCGCAGTCCCCAAGAACGTGAAGGACTGGACTGCGGAGGATTTGCCAAAGACGGGCGACCTTGTTACCGTTACCAAAGGAGTACAGATAGAGGAAGGAGTCATAGTAGACGTGAGACCGAACAACTTCGGTACTGATATTGCATGGGAGTATGGCAGAAATTAAAAACGTAAAGGAGTGGAACAAGAAGGTCATGGACGAGGCCGCTACCAAGTTGGAGAGGCTGAAACATAACTACATGGTAAACAAATACCTCCCCTCGCTTATGGAGTCAATGCTCATGGATTTCGGAGCCGATTACAACGCAAACAATCCGTCACTTACCGGTAATACATATACCGGAACAACGATTGGAGCGTATTACAACAGGTCGTTGATTGGAAGTCTCAATATGATTGACCTTGGAGCGAAGCCTCCGACACAAGGCCAGACATTTGTCGGCGACTATGGTTTCTATGATTACGACAGCGGAGAATGGATTGGTCCATATGGTAGTTCCGACTACATTTTTGACAGTGAAGGAGGAATTGACGATATGAACGAACATCCTGAGTTTGTTGCAGATTACAAGAACTTTAAGTGGCAGAAAGCCCAGTACGGCAAATATGCCTATCAGATTGCGAAAGAGTTTCTGCAAGCATACAAACCGACAGTCAGCGGTTATGCACTCGTTATGGTGGTAGGTTCTGAATATTCGGCCTGGCTTGAAAAAGTCCGAGGGCTTGATATTCTGACCGGAAGCAGGTTATATGCAAAATATTACGTAATGAATACAAAAGTTAAGTTATGACAGCAAAGCCATTTGATTCATATACAGTCCTTATGGACCTATATAATGCTGTCGCAGGTATAAGCGACAATATCTTTGTCACCAATCGTCCTACAAGCGTTGATGAGAAGATGAATGACTTTATTGTTGTGGCTCTGCCGGTAAGAATGAGAACTCAGACTTACGGATATGAGCATTACGTAGAAAAGACAACGGGCAGGATTA